CAGTATTCTTTCTATAACTCATGCTGTCGGTCGCAATGTCCATGTTCTTCGGGTCACCAAACACGATAGAACCATATAGGGTGGCGTCTGACTCATGTGTTTCATTAATGCCAATCCAGCCAGGCACCGCAATCAGGTCACATCCCATAAACTTGGGTGTCTGACCAGTCGTTAATACCTGCTCACGAGTAACATTGGACGGCGTTGTCATATCCGAGCGAGAATCCACATACAGGTCAAGGTCTGCCTGCGACATTAAAAACACATTATTCGGATTATCACGATACCTGCGTGGCATTGCTTTATACATCTTGCGCATTAACGCTAACAGGTTGGCAGCATTATAATTTGTATCACCAACAGCCATACTGGCGTCCACTTTGTGCGGGGTCAGGTAGCGTCCCAGGAAACCCTTAACTTTGATGTCACCATAGGTATTAGTATTTGTGCCATCGGCAATCTGGAGCATTTTATTAAAGCCCAGGTTCAGGTCATAAAAGTCCTCCGTGCTGGCATAGTTTCCGCCCAGCCCATTGATGGCGAGCAGGAGAATATCATTGCCCAGCGCTATTGCTACATCGTTAATCACCGACTGTTCCCAGCCAGGATTATACAAATTATCAATCACGGTTTGCAGGGGAATGTCCTTCTGAAGCTGACAGTGACGCAGAAACAGGTTCACGCCAAAGTTATGGACAATACGCCGATTGATGTTGGTAACCTGCCCACCATTCTGCTCGTTAGAAATCAGGTTCTTCTGCGTGATAGCCGTTCCCTTCACGGGCACAACCAGCTTATTAACAATGCGGGTATTAAATAAAGACAGATACGGGTTCATGTCATAAATATACTGGATAGCAATTTCGGCTTCTTCTTCGGTCAGCGTGCGCCCCCGAGTAAAGTCCAGCGTTATCTCGTCCAGCTCGCTCTTTTCCAGCAAAGCACCCGTCGGGTCGGTAATCTGATAACCACAATATTTGGTCAGCAAATAGGCAGCCATCCCGCTAACTGCCTTCTTCGGCTTGTCAGGATTGACAATGCCCTTCTCCAATGTTTCTTTGAACATTGTCACTAAATTTAATGCATCCTTCGCATCAACTACTATTTTATTAGCCATTTTGTTTTCTCCTATACGAGACCTTTTCCACGAATATCAGGGCTCGCTTCCCTGACAGGTTGCGGCACAGACACTGCGGAATTGGTCAGGTTTTCGTTAAGTTTTTCGTTTGTCTCGGAAAGCGATTTACTAATTTCGTCAATCTTATTATTGAACTTTTTTTCCATTTCAGTCAAGGACTGCAGGAACTTGCTTTCCATGCTCTTCACAATTTCTGCCACATCGGGCAGGTCAGGTTCGGGTTCGGACGCTTCCGTCTTCTCCAGTGCAGGCGCAGGTTCGGTGTCCGTATTAACATCTTCCGACCCAGCAGGTTGAGAACCTTCAGAACTTTTAAGAGACGCAATCTTTTTATCAATATAGTCAGTGGCTGACTTCATTGAATCCGACAGAACCTTAAGTTGTTCCTCGGTCGCTGAATCCCACGCTACATTATTAAAGAAGTCCTCCTGCATAATATCAACAATGAAGCTCGGATTGACAGACATTTCAGTCAATACATTATCCATCGCCTCATCAAAGTTCTTGGAAAGGTTCAAACTATCAAGCACCCTCTTAATCCACGATTTCATTGTTTTTTCTCCTTTTTCTGCCCGAGTTGAGCGAGAAATACCAAACATTGAATAGCCCGTAATTTCGCCTTTCTTCCATGCTTCCCAGTTTTCGTCACTGGCACGAGAAACCAAGACCCAACTACCTGCCTTGATTTTTTCTTTGCCAATTATAAAGTCCACGGGAGCTATGTAGCTTTCCACAACCGCACCCGCACCCGCAAGCAGGTTGTGCTCGGTATCAATGTTGCGATAATACTGCAAAAACTCGTGCGCAGTTTTTTCAATCTCGTCGCTGGTCATATAATCGCCGTCAGTATCTTCAAAGTCAGGCTCGTAAACAACCCCATACAGTAGTTTTTTCTCGGGATTGTCGTCCTGCTTTGTGATAATTCTGACGGGAAACTCTATGTCGGCATGGTCGCAGGTTGATTTAGCAAGAAAAAATTGCTTCTTATTTGCGCCACGCTTGACATAAGACACATGCGTTATTGTTACATCTTTTAGTAAACGCTTTTTCTTCACGCTTTCCATTTTAACCTCTACAGATTTGTAATGTGTGTGCTTTCGTCATTGTTTTTGTTCGGGTCAAGGTTGTTGGTCGCCTCACCATCACCCAGCCCGAGATTTGATTTGTCGCTCGTGCGCAGGTTACCGTTAATGTTGGGTTGAACCTCCAAATTGTCCGTCCTGCTCTCGTCCTGGCTCGTGTTTACAAGGTCAATCGGCTTCAGGTGCAGGAACATGCGACGCACCTCATTGACAGAAAGCACCCGATTACCGTAAGCATCCACCATATTATAATAAAGGTTGGCAATAATAGCGTCGTCCTTCTCGTTGGAAATGTTCATCCTGCGCAGGTTAAACTCACAATTAACACCAAACTCAAGCTCCAAAAACTTGTTAATAAACTCTACTACAATATTCTGCTCGGGCTGACATACGGTCTCCATAAATAGTTTAAGGTCAGTAATGCCCGCCGAACCGCCCCCGAAGTTACCGCCCTGCGAAAGACCCAGCAACTTGGGATTGACCCGACACTTCAGGGCAATCTTGAACTGGATTTTGTCATTGAGCGTGATAAATTGCTCATCTATAGATTTAGAGAGCGGAATGAGCTTGATGGTGGCTTTCTCGTTGGGCACGGACAAGAAGAGCATTTTGTGCGCATTAGCCACGCCCTTCAAATTATTCTCTATAAATTCCTTGATTTTTTCGTAGGACTTCTTGGACAGCTTACCACCCGTAATCAGGACAGCCCAGGCAGGTTGACCACCATTAGAAAAAAAGTTGATATTATATTGGTCGGTTAAATATGATTGCTTGATTAAATCAAATAAATGCGCCGTGTCGGGCTTGCCATAATACATGTTTTCCTGCGAAGGACGCTTCAAGTGCAGGCAATAATGCACGCCGTCCCGTGTCTTGCCCGTGGTCGGATACGGCTCAAACTCCACAGGAACAACTACACCGTCGGGAATGTAAACATACTTATCTATATCACGCAGGTTCGCACCATGCCCGTCCGTCTTGGGTCGGATATACATGTCCTTGGCAGGCAAATTATATAAGGACTTGGTCTTGCCACTCTTGACATACTCCAAATAAGCATTATCAAACAACTCCAAATCCATGTAAAGACCCTTCAAAATAGAGGTGAAGGTATCGCCAAAGTTACGATTAGGTGACTTAAAGAAGGAAACAATATCTTTCCTGCTATCAATGTCCTTATATCCGAACGAATAGCCCAGCCCAACCGTCGTGTCCGTCTTAATATTTAAGCAGGTCTGATATGTGGCGTCCAGTGCCTTATAAGACAAAATCTGGCTCGGATTATAGGGAGGCAACAGACAACCATAATTCCTGACCGTCGTCGCACTCGCAATCCTTATAGAACTCTTGGGCAGGGTCACTGATTTAGACACGGGCGCAAAAAAAATCTCGTCAACCCCATCTATTTCGGCTTCAAGCGTGTCAGCGCCGACTGGCTTCTCTGATATAATCCTTACATCTTCCAACTTAAAATCTCCTAAAAAATTTCAACTTCCGAATCATAACTTTCAGGTTCGGGTTCATCATTATTATTATTATCTTTAATGTCAAGTATTTTATTTTTAATTATTCGGGGTAAGCTAAAATTGTCTATATTAGTGTCCGCTCCAATACCGTCCACCTCAACCTCAAAGGCGTCCGACATCATAGACAGAAGACCTGCCAGCGAGTCAGGCGCATCGTCCTTGCCAAACTTATATTTGCCGTAGTTGGACAGGTTAGTCATGAATCGCCGATAGTGTTCGTCCTGCTCCTCATCAACCAGGAAATAGCAGTCGTTTTTAATCTCACCCACCCGCAACATAATCCTGATTTCTTTATTAGATGAGGTAGACCTACAATCCAGTTCCAGCCCGAGAAACTCAAATAGTGCCTTATTATTGCGCTCCAGATTAGTGGCAAACTCTATTCCGCCAGCGTTACTTTCAAACACCATCTCGTCGGGCTTGAAGTAAGCAATGCGTTCCAGCAACGGCTGTTCTAATTTAATGCTGTCCTCGTTAGAAAAGACCACGCTCACGATATATTTGCGTGTCCCGTAACGATAACAGAAGGGACAGGACATATAATCGGAGCCCTTGTTAGCATAATCGCACCACGCCACGATTTCGTCGGGTGTTCCCAGCTTTTCCAAGTCAGACATACTAAACCGATTAAGCTCGTCAAAATTAAATTTAGCGAAGGCACTGTCGGTAGGTTCACCCTGATATAGCGCCTGAAACATCCAGTTTAGGTTCTTGCGTTCCCAGGACTGCTTGATTGCCAATAGTTTATCCGTAGAAATCATGTCTTCACAGACGCTCCTACCCGTCTCCTCATTAAACGCAGGAAAGATAAATTTATGCCACGACGGGTCGTCCTTCCGCAGACCAATCGGGTCTTTAGATGACCAGCGTGTCTGAATTATAATCTCGGCACAATCGGATGTCGTGTCTATGCGGGTATTGTGCACGGTCTCTATAAATAAGTCCAGCTTATCAAGATATGTCTCGGAGAGAGCTTCTTCGGGGTCTTTGATAGGGTCGTCCAGAATTGCCGCCCGATTACAGCCACGCCCCGTTATGGTGCCTTTCAAGCCTGCTCCAAAATAAGTAAGGACGGTCGTGCCATCTAATTGCCACGCCATTTTAGATGAGGCACGAGGGTCAACCTTGATGGCAGGAAACACCTCCGCATACCTGTCCGTGTTTATAATGTCCAGCACCGATTTAGACAAGTCCATAGCCAAATTATCGTTATAGCAGTTGCGCATAAACGAGCCCTCGGGGTCATAGCCGAGCCACCACGCAATCCAAATGCTGGTAGTCCTGCTCTTGCCCGCCCTCGGAAAGAAGGAAATCAGCACCTTGCGCAACTCACCCAGCGTGACTCGCCGAAAAATCTCGGTCAGCTCTATTAGTGGCTGTTTGTCGTCCGTATAAAAGTCGGGACACATAAACTGACAGAATTTCCACAGTCCGAGCTCCGTGTGCGGTGAGAAAGCCAGCTGTCGCTCGTCACACTTCTGACGCAGGCGTCGCTGTTTCTCCAGCTCAAACTCTTCCTTCGTGAATGCTATATCAGTCATCGTCCTTATTCTCTAATGCTTCAAATTCGGCGTCCACTATCCCGCCATTCTGGATTTGTTTATCTAATTTATCAAAGTCCTCGTCGGACAGCTCGGACAGACCTATCTGCTTTTGCTCGGCTACCTTGCCCGCAAGCTCCAGCTTAACAAAGATGTCACGAGCTCCGTCGCCACCCGCAATCTTCTGCAATACCTCAACAATCTTGGTTATGTCGGACATCTTGACCTGCTTGCGCATGGACAGTGGTTTGCCTTCTTTTATTTCTTCTTCCTGGACACGGTCAATGTAGTCCAGCTCACGATTGACTATTCTGAACGCCTTCAAGCCCATATTATTCAGGACACGCACGAAGTTGCGCACAAAATTCTTGGCTTCCGTCATTGCCACATCCTGCTGAATGTCCTGCTTTTTAACGATATATTCCTGCCGTTGCTGGAGCCAGGTCTTGCCCCTGTTTATAGGGTCACTGACATCGTTAGCTTTAGCAAGAATAAGCGGTTTAGATATGCCGTGCCGTTTAGCCAGCTCATCAAACGACGGATAGTCAGTGCCCAGCACATAATCTGCCCGAATTTTATCCCAATTGATTTCTTTATAGTTGGGCATTCTTACCTCCCGAACAGGCGCAGAGCTTCATTACGCACCTCACTCTGTTCAAATACACCCCTAATAGCACTGGTAACCATAACAGAATTTTGCTTCTCCACACCCCTGCAGGTCATACAAAAGTGTTGCGCTTCACAAACCACCATCACGCCCAGCGGATTTAGACCTTGCTGAATGCTATCAGCTATTTGAGAGACCAGCCGTTCTTGTATTTGCAGGCGTCGGGAAAAGATTTCTACCAGCCGAGCAAGCTTGGAAACACCAATCACCCTGCCATCAGGAATGTAAGCTATATGTATCCTACCAAAAAAGGGCAAAAAATGATGTTCGCAGGTTGAATAAAACTCAATGTCCTTCAAGATTACCATCTCATTACACGCCCCATCCTTAAAAACACGCATAACATCGTCGGGACTTTGATTATAACCACCAAATAGTTTTTCCCAGGACTGCATAATGCGACGGGGAGTGTCTATCAGTCCTTCTCGGGTCGGGTCATCTCCAATATAAGTCAGGATATCCCTTAACGAATTTTCAATAGCTTGTGCATTTGTATGGACAGTTTCCATTTTGGATTTTCCTCAATAACCCGCAGACAATAGTTAACATTCTTGCGGTTTAATTTCAAATTATCAAATATAGGACTTAAATAATAATTATTAGCAGGTGGCAATTCGGTAAAATCAGGAATAGGGTCATTTAAACTAACCGCATAACGGATTTCATCTACAAACTTAAAATTGTTACACACAACCGACGCAGGCACCTTGGGACTAACCGCCACATAATCTATAAGGTCGGGAACCTTATTGCTCCCGTTGGTCTCTATACAATTTTTATATTCTGCAAAATAACCAAGAACCTCATCCGTCAACTGTAAGGTAGGTTCACCTCCCGTCCAAACAATCGTAGTGACATTAAATTGCTTGACCTGACTTAAAATTTCCAACACAGACATTTCTGTCCCGCCGTCCCAAATCGTGTCACAAAAAGGACAGGACATATTACAACCTGCCAGACGAATAAACACACAACTCAACCCGACATTGGCACCCTCACCCTGCAAGGACTGAAAGATTTCTATTACTTTAAGATTCTGGTTCATATAAACACTCCGTTCCTGTCGTCTCGCTCAACCCGACCGCCACCAGCTCAGGAAACTGCTCCTTAAACATCCAAAATATCTTTTCTGTTATATTTTCAACCGTAGGATTACAATCAAATATATCGTTTAAGTGCCGATGGTCAAGCACATTGTCCACAAAGTCCTTGATAGGCTGTAGTTTCCTATAATCCAAAACAAAGCCATCACGGTCAGGTATACCACGCAAATAAATAGTCAGGACATAATTGTGCCCGTGCAACCGAGAACACGGATGGCGTGACGAAAGCCCACCCAGCACATGACTCGCCGAAAAGTAAAATTTCTTGGAAATCGTGGTCATCTTTCATACTCCGTCAGGTCTTTTATGCCAGCCAATGCAAACGCTTTCTTTCTATTAAGACATGATTCGCACACGCCACATTGCTTATCTCCCGACAAATAACAGCTCCAGGTCATAAATAAAATATCTTTATCAATAGAATATGTTTTCCTGATAATATCTGCTTTAGACATTCCTTGTATGGACGCAGAATTAATTTTTACAACACGGTCTTTTCGAAATTTTCCAAACTGCATAGCTAACTCAAAGGTCTTGAAAAATTCTATTGAACAGTCAGGATACAGACGCTCTCCGTCAACCTCAACTATATCATCCGTGTGCGAGCCAAGCACAATCTCGTCAAACCCGTGACTGGTGGCATATATCATCGCCACCTGACAAAACAAAGCATTACGCAACGGAACCACGACACTCTGCTGGTATTGACCTTCAACCATAAAATTACTATCAGTAAGCTGATTATTACCAAAAATATCTAACAATCCTGAAACATCTAACCTTACGAGTGGCAAACCAAGTCTACCTGCCACTGCCCTACAAACAGCCAACTCAGAACTACCCTTCTGACCATAATTAAAATTAACCAAAGTCACATCATGCTCCCGACTTTCAATAACGGCCATCCCAACCGAATCTAACCCACCCGAACAAATAACGAGTTTCTTCATTTTATCCTCCTATAAATATGCGTCTGCATAATTACTAAATAATAACCATTCCTTGAAGTTGTGCCACGCTAACTCCTCCAGATTAGTCATCCTACAACCAGCTGGTTTTTTAATAATATTAACCCTACCATCCTTATATTTACAAACATGACTATATCTATTTCCTGCCAGCCACGAACTACTGTCCACTGAATAAAAATGCAATTTAGGTAACCACTTAAAGCCAGTAAATCCGAGCCCGTGCACCCGTGCATTCAAACGAGAAGCGTCCCTAATAAATTTTGTTACTATCGGATACTTAGAACTATCAAGCTTGTCTACCAGAAACGCACCAAAACACACATAATCATAATCCGTGCACATCTTAAGCCAATAGTCATAACCACGCCCTACATGCCAGACAGGCATTGACTTCCAGCCGACCTTCTTCTCTATTCTGCGCCTCAATCGTTCCACCTCGGACAAACCAATCACCCTGTCCACATCAATCTCTATATAATTCCTGATATTCTTTTTCAAAACGAATGCGGCATAACGGTCAGCATACTCGTCCCAGTCAATGTCATCGGTTTTCCTGCCATTCATATAAGAAAAAGCCCCACTATCTAAAATAAAGTCCTTATATTTGTGAACGGGCTCATCAGACAATATTACGAGAAAACTGTCCAGCCGATAAAAGTCATAAAAGTTTCTCTTCTTCCAAGGCAACCCGCCCATACCAGCTAAATAAACACGCACCTTCAGTCCTCGTAAACATTCCTGCCACAATGCGGGCAAATAAGTTCTCTCGGCTTTGTTTCCACGACCTTACTACCATCTTCAAAGAAGGACGACACATCAATCTCTGACTCATCTATCAAACCTTTTATATAGTCCTCGCCAAGTGGCATCGTGGTCAGCATATCATCCAGTCCAAACTCGTTACTAATTTCAACCAGTATTGTTTCCAACTTATCAATGTCATTGTCAAACTTGGTCTCGTTGGTCTCAACTGCAACCCGCTTGGCTTGCGCTAAACTGACCCGCCCTAAATTATAACAAAAGACCTTCTCAAATTTCAGCGAGCGCAGGACATCCAGCCGATGATTGCCGTTCACGACTTCAAACAAGCCCGTATCCAGCTCACGCACGATAATATTCTCTACCTGACCATTGCGCCTAATATTATTGGCAAGTTTTTCAGCCAGCGCAGGACTGTCATTCTTATAATTCCAGTCAGCCCTGACCAGCTGACTTATATTTAGCTCACAAAATCCTTTTTCCATCATGACCTTCTTTTTTATATTTTATTAACCATATATATTTAATTAAATAATTTATTATATTTATATATAAATAATGTCCAGCTGACCTGCTTCATTTGGGAAGAATGCTCCGAATGTCTATTTTTATGTCACGGGGGTTTTTAGTAAAATAAACAAGCTCCTTATGCTCCATGTTGCTTTCTTCCTCAAACAATTCAACCAGCCAGTCAAGCAAGCACGGCGGAGTTTCAGGGTCGCAGGCAAACTTCGGGTTCATGTAATAATAATCCTTGCCCTTCGCCCTCACATTCAGCAATATATTTTGCTCGTATAAGTAACCAATCTGTTTTGACAGCTCGGTTCTGGACATGTTAGCATAAGCGCACAAGTCCAGCGTATTCATTGCTTTACCGTTAAACTCTATCCTGTTTGTTTCAGGACAGACGCAGGACACGAGCAGGTAATATAAACTCCTGCCTTTCCTGTCAACATCTACTATATTCATTATAACCATAAACCCTCTTTATAAATGTGTTATTTTATGTCAAGTATTTTGTAAGGACTTATTTTTTCACTTCAAAAATAATAATTCTCAAA